CCAGCGACGGCGATCTATCGCGCAAGGAACTGTTCCTGATCGTTCGCAAAGGATGGCGCGCCATGTGGGACAGTTGGGAAGCGACAAAATGAAGGTTTGCACGAAGTGTCTACAAAAACAACCCGTGGCTGACCACTCCCCGATCGCCGACCTGCGGGCGGCACTGCTATGAACTATAGCAGAATGCCAGAGTACAACAGTTGGCATCACATACAGAAACGATGCAATGATCCGCGCAACATACGTTATCCGCGTTATGGTGGGCGTGGCATCAAGTGCCTGTTCCGGCGGGACGCATGATCAAAATGACCGTGCCGACATACGAGGATGATCAGAATACGATTGCGTCATTAGGAATCGACCTTGCGAATGCGGAGAAAGAGATCGAGCGACTGGCCAAGGAGTTGGACGAGGCGCACGCGAAGATACAAGCATACGAGTTGAATCAGCAGACGGCTATCGCGTGTATGGCTGATTACGAGCGAGAAGCGGATGCGCTGCGGCAGGACGCCAGCTTCGCGTGGCACGCGCTTAAGTCGTACTCGAATGGACGATGCTTTGTCTGTGGCTGGCCGCTTAAACCGTCAGCAGAAGAAGGGTGCGTGCCGGGCAACTGTTCGTTCCGCAGCGACGCGCCTGAATACGAGTCGCTCCGCAACCGTGCCAAGTGGCTATGGGAATTCATGACCGGCGCCGATCCTGTTGCCGCCCGCGCCGCCAGCGATCCGGGGGAGGGGGGCATGAAGCAACGCGACGATCCTGATACGGACGGCTGGCACTATTCGGACAAACCTGTGCCGGAGGGCGATGGGCGAAAGCTTGTTACGCTGATGCAGGACGGCTTGGTATGGGTTGGAATCCGCCACTGGACGCAGCAAACAGGATGTGTAAATAACAATGAGCCTTGCGGGGAAAGAATCATTGCATGGATGGATTTGCCGCGACCGGCAGAAGGTCGTTACGTTGGAGGACAACTATTGTGACCTCACCCGACGACGCGCTGATCGCAGACATTGATCTCGCTCTGTCTTACGCGGACAGGAATGCGGTACTCACGGCTTTGCGGAGAGCCCGCGACCGGATCACGGAGGACACGGGAACAATGCAGACGCAGAACCTGCGTCTTGCCGGCTATGAACAGCGCCTCGCCGCCCTCGCGCGCGAGCTTTGGCAGGCGCGGGCGGTCCTGAATGATCTGCGCGGCTGGCAGATAGCGGCAATGTATGTCGCCGGAATCCCGAAGAATAAGCCGCTCCCCGAGCGCCTAGACTTCGCCATGCGCTACGTTCGCAAGCACGAAGCAGAGGTATTCTGGATGACGGGACGACCAAACGATGACCTGAAATTTCGTACCGCTATCGCGGCGGTCATGCTCGCAGGAAGCGACGAGGACAAGAATACCATTACGCGCTCGATGGCTCCGCTCAAGGCGTTGTCAGCAATGATGGCTGGAGTGCCGGTCAACATGGAGGCCGCACTTGCCGGCACAGAGGATTGCATACCGCTGATAAAACTGTGGCACGACAGCGGCAAGGATTGAACGCGCGCACGCCGCTCGCGTGCACAACAGGAGAATCACGATGGGACAGGTAATCAACGTAACCGCCAAGAATGGCCGCAACAGCTTCACCGCGTCAGCAGGCGACACTCTGCGCATCAAGTTCAACACCGGCCCCGCCAAGACGCGCTTGGTTGGCTCCATCGACTTGTACGCGGGCGGACCGAACTTCAACCTGGTCGGACAGATCGTGGATGGCACAGGCGCGGTACAGCCGAGCACGCCCAAGGCCCCGGTCGGCCCCACGGCGACCTGCAAGCTCGACTTCGACAAGTTCACGCCGCTGACCGACTACTACTTCGAGGTCCAGGTGGGCGGGGAGGCGAGCGACTCAGGCTTCAAGTGTGACTACGTGCAGCCGATGGATCGGTAGCCATGATCGAACCAGACATGAACGTAGTAGGCGCACAAGAGACCCAGGCCGGAACGCTGCAACTGAGTAGCACCACGCTTGGCGAGAACATTGACAGCCGTATTGCCAAGCACAAGGACGCTATCGTTCGCCTTGAGCGCGTGCGCGATACCCTACGTTCAGGCTCGATACTCGACGTGAGCATGAGCGATCTACAGCACGCGATGCGCTGGTGATCCCTGAGGCCGAGGTCGAGCGGGCCGTGGACTACCTGCGCGACTCAGCGGAGAAGGCCGCCATGTGTCGTGCCACCCGGCACTATCTCGCGGAGTGGCTGAAGTCCAAGCGCGCGATGCTGCAAGCGCAGAAGATCGGTGACGGGCTGGGCGCGAGTGAGGTATTCGCGCTCGGCCATCCCGAGTACCAGCAGGCGCTAAACGACTACCGGGTAGCGGTCGAGCAGGACGAGCGGCACAGGTTCTTGCGGGAGGCGGCGGTGGCTAAGATAGACTTCTATCGGACCCAGTGTGCGAATGAGCGCGGAGCGATGAAGGTATGATCGAGCTACGGATTGTCCTGCATCCACTTACCCACGGAGAAGAGTGGAAATCGGGATTGTGTTGGATGAAACACGAAGACCTTGGCTCCGCTTACCGAGCAGTCCTGCAATATCGACTTATAATCCATCATGAGTTTATAGAAGCTACATGGATAGACGTGCCAATTATTCAGCCCGTGTTGCCCTCAATCGTGACAGGCTCGGACGAACCGCCGCCCTCAAAAACAATCGTGCGCTCCCTGATCGACCGTATCCTCGGCGCGTTGGCGTGGTAGGCGTCATTCAACGCCTTCAGCACGTCATCCTCCCCGCTCGCCACCACCTGACCCGCCTGCTTGTACTGGGTAAGGAAGATCGCGGCCTTAAGCTTCACTTCGATCAGGTAGGGGTTGGCTTGGTCAATGGGCATCATAGCGATGTGCCGTACCGCGTCTAGACCGTCGCAGTGATAGAGTTCCATGCGCTTGACGATCTCGGCCCGGAAATCGCCATCAATGACCCGAGTGAGCCCCTTGTCGGGCTCGGGGAAGGGCAGCACCCTCGCGGGGAGCCGCGGGCGATAGTTGTTGGGCATATCACATCACCTTGAAGTTCTTTGCAAACCCGTGAGATTGAATCATCGGTAATCCCGCAATCAAGCGCCCGCGACCGATGTCGGGCCGGTGGAATGGCTTGATGGGCATCTTCACCTTGACCGCGGCGGCATACGCGCTCCTGCGCGCTCCGGTGATGGTATCCCCGGTTCCCGTCACGACGCAAATGTAGTCTCCCGCCGAGACGTAGTTCGGCATCCGCACCACCCTGCCGTCCACCTGTACCGGCACCGGGTCATCGCTCATCATCACCTCGCACAGGTGGATGTGTTCGCGGTCGGAGACCCCGTAGACCGGGATGTTGGAGACTTCTTTGTTGGTCAGGTGGGAGAACGGGAAATCCGGGATCGGCTTCACGATAGATATGCAATGCACGTTCTCCTTGACCTGGAGCGTATCGCGCCCGTTCAGGAGGTCCACCATCCACTGCGCGGGGTCCCCTTCGTGGGTGGCGGTCTGGTTGTAGAATCCTGGCCACGGCGGGCGCATGGTGAACTCGAAGGGCCAGAAGGCCCCGCTCTCGTCGATCATGCCGTTATTGTCGATGTAGCCCACGTAATCCATCGCCTTGAGCATCTTGGTCATGGGCTTGAGTGCCACGTCGGCCAGCTTCGATTCCCGCACGTACATGGAGAGCGTCCCCATCTCGCCGGTATTCGGCCCCATGTCGCCGGCCATGAGCGGCTTGTACTCGAAGTTCTCGTACCACCACTTGCACCACCCGCCGGGACCGAACCATCCGCCCACTGCCATCTCGCACCCGGTCTTCTTCTCTTGCAGGATGAACCCGTGCTTGGCCGCGTCGTGGCGCAGCTTGTCGTTGCGCTTCCATCGGGTGAGCATGAACGACAGGCTCGCCGCATCGTCGGCGACGAAGGATAGCGCCTTGTCGGCGTCCCCCGAGGGCTTGCTGACGAGATAGGCGGGATGGGATTCCACGAACCGCGCCGCCTCGTCGTAGTCGGTAAACGCCTTGCTCGGGATCGTCTTCAGGCCCGCAGCCTTCATCGCCTCTTGCCCAACCCGACGGTTAAGCTCCCACTCGGTTGCCTGCGGCGAGGGGGCAAAGATCGGGTATCCCAACTGGCGGTAGGGTTCGAGGAGGTCGGTGTAGTGGGAATTGTCGGCTAAGAAAATCAAATCGCTCCAGCCAAGATAACGAGTGCGGAGCAATTCATAATCCACAAGCTTAGGAACGATTCCCTGTACCGCTAACCTACGCGAACCATCTTTCCTAGGCTGATCGTACCAAAGGCATTCGTGTCCCCAGTCTTGGCACCGCATCAACCAGTCCAAACAATTCGAGCCTGTATCAAGCGCCAAAATACGCACAGCGTCTTTTCCTTGCTCTTTCTTGTTGGCGATGACACTCGGCGCAGCGCCTCCACCCCCCATGAGACTGGGTGTTTTCTTCAGTGTATAGATGACCGTTACGGCAATGAGTTTGACTAAGCCTGGGGCCTTTGCACTGAATCATCCGACCTTTGTTATATGCGTCTTGTATGTTATCGCTTTGGGTTCCTGGGAATAAGTGGTTGGGGTTCACACAAGCAGGAACATCACAGCGATGACAGACGGATTTATCTCCTATATCGCCCCAATAGGCTTGATAAGCCGCCCGGTGGGCCAAGACCGCAACACCATTGTCTCGAATAATGCCATATCCCCCACTGTGCATTCTTCCCATCCAAATCCAGCATCCACATTCAGGGATGCGCTCAACGTGCTGTTCAATGTACTCTTGGGTAATCACTGCGGAGGGGCCATGCCTTGCGGGGGCTGAGTTGCCTGCTCGGTCGCACCCATGCCTAGCGCCGGACCCGCGATGTTCATGCTAGGAACTGATCGGGAACTAGCGTTCAGCATCCTGGCGACCAGAGAATGAAATAGGGCGCTGCGGTCGGCAAGGTAGGCGGCAAATTTGCCTGAATTGGTAGTCAGGAGACCAAGCCCGGTCAGGTTCTTGTTTGCCTCTCGCAGCACTCTGCGTTCTACCATGGGTAATGCGGTCAACATCTTGGATTCTTCGGCATTGAGTGGCCGAACCTCTGGCACGACTTTGGCGATCTCATCCTTCAGGCTACGCACCAATCTTTTCTGCGCCGCTGTATCGGCAACCTTTTCAGGACCCCCGTAGGCTTTCTCGCTCAACATTCGATTGGTTCCCTGCTTCATCTTCTGCGCGGTCTGGACCGGGATGGCGGCATCGGGTATCAGCGGGTTATTCAGGAAGTTGTCCCATACCTTTTGGATCGCCGCGACATCCGACGCTGAATCAACCTGCATCTGGAACTTGTCTACTGTTTCTTGCAGGCGTGAGGCAACGAGATTCTTGTCCACCGTTGCAGGCGAGTTCTTGATGATGTCGGCAATGCGCTCATTCAAGCTGGAAATTCTCTCGTTCATCTTGCCCAGCCCGCCCTTTGATACATTGAGACCTTGATCGAGCATCGCTTGCACTGCGGGCTCGATCCTGCCCTTTCTCATCTCGTCTAGGCTGGGTCTCAGCGCACGCTGCATCTCTGCCTTGGCTCCTGATTTAAGGGCACCAGCAGCGCCCTCTGCTGCGGCTGGCGCCTTTGCCCCGAGGAACATGGGGAGTTGCTTGATCAACTCCTCAATGCCACCCCCGAACGCAGCCTGTACGGGGCCAGAAGTCTTCGGGGGCGCGATCACGTTCTTGAGGGCTTCGCCGCCCTTCTCGAACGGGTACGCGATTCCTTTGGGAATGAAGTTCAGAGGATTGTAAGGAGATGCGCCGGACTGCGTTCTGGGCTTATAGGTCAGAGCCTCTTGAATCATGCGAGAGACATCCGTGGGCTCAGTCTTGGTAATGCCAGCGGCGTGCAGCGGAATGGCACCCAAGCCGGCAATGTCCCCGCCCACCTTCCCGGCAAAACCGCTTCCCATCGCTATCAACGGTTCGGCTACCGCCCCCATCGCTTCGGAAGCAACGCCGGGGAAAGCCTGACCCCCTGTTTCTGGCTTGGTAGTCTTGGCAGGCTTGGATTGCTTGGAGAGTTGGTACGCCTGAGACACCGTATCAAACTCTGGCGTCCCTTTCTTATCGGCGTTCGAGACTATCCACTGAGCATATTCTTCAGCAGAGGCCATCTACTTGCCTATGATCTTGTCGGCTTGCTCAAGAATTGAACTACCGCCACCCTGCTTCTGAAGTACATCCTTCAGCGTAGTGTTGGAGTCAGCTTCCTGCCGAGCGGTAAGCTCGATCAGGTCCGAATGGGTGAACGGCACGGCAGCATGAACATTGTCTAGGGTCTTCTTAACCAACGCCTTCTGTTCTTCTGTCACCCTTGGATTGACCAATATAGGGTCCATGCCTGCCTCGATGATCTGGCGTACCTGTGCGAGCTTGTGCAGCTTGGTCAAGTTGGTCTCGCCTTCCTTGGCGACCACATCAATCTGCTTGGAGAACTCCTGAATCCCCTGCGCGAGACCAGAGGTCTCCACCGCGGCGAGCGTGCGTTGTAGCCCGGTCGCCATTACGTTGTAGGTCTGCGCTTCTTGGGTGGTCATTTTCTGCGCGAGGACTTCCTTGGTCGCGTCGATCAGGCCCGCTCCTTGATGCCGACCACCAAACAAACCAGTGGTCTGGGCCGATACCGGGAGCTTGACGATGTTGGCAAGGTCTCTGGACGCCTGATTCGCGGCCTGCATGACACGATTGGTATAGACCGATTCCCGCCCCCCGGTGATTTGAATGGCGTTCTTCTTCGCCGCCACGACCGAGGGATCGGCTGGGCCGCCGGGGATCGCTTCCAACTCACCCTTGTTGTCTTTGGACCAGCGATAGCCGGACGGGGCTTTTCCTTCTCCGCCCCCGCCGACGTTGATCGTCGTGCGACCCTTGCGCCCCTCCTCTGCGGCGGCCATCTTGCGCGCCTTCTCCACAACCCCAGGGGGCTGTTGATCCAAGGGCAATGCCGGATTACCGCCAGCAGCAAAGACGGTTCGGGCAATCTCAGGATCAGGTTTTGGACCCCTGCTCTCGTCTTGCAATGCCTTCTGCGCCCTCATCGCAGCCGCCCCGGCGTTCCAGAGTTCGGCTTGCATCTTGAGCTTGTCCATCGCCTCCTTATTTTCCCTCTCCAACATAGGCCACGCCTTAGAGAGCACCTTGTATTGCAGGTTAGGCGGGATGTTCATCTTGTCCATCTGCGCGGTAATCTGCCCGACCGAGGGAACCTGCCGCGGCATGATTCCCTGTCCCGACGGTCCTAGCCCGCCGCCCAAATCTGGCTTCGCCGTCGCTCCCGGCACCCAACCCTGCACGGGAGAGGGCATTCCGCCCTGCGGGGTTCCCTGCGGGGGCGCGGCGGGTCCTTGCGGCCCCACTGGAGCAGGGCCTTGTGCAGGAGGTCCGCCAACGCCTAGAGGGGGTGGGGGCGCTCCGCCGCCAGCGCCGGGACCGCCCTGCATCAACCGCTGCATCATGTTCATGCCCATGCTCGCCTGTGGGCTGGATTGCGGGCCAAATGCAGCGGGCATGCCGCCACCCATGCCGGGAGCCATTGGCGGCGCGGCCCCCATCATCGGAGGCGAACCCACCCCCGGCGGGGGAGGTTGTCCCGTGATGGGGATTGATGGTGGCGACGGTTGTGGCGAAGGTTGTTGCTGGTCTTGGCCCGAGGCAAATGTCCTCATCAACTTCATGAGGTAGTCATTGACTAGCTGGTCTTCTTTCTGCGTCTGCTGTTCTTGGCCGAATATCTGCTTACGCAGGTCATCGAATTCCTGCGTATGCTTGACCTGCGCCTGCTCGTAGTCGCGGCGCGAGGCGGAATCGCGCGAGGAAGTGAGGCCGGCGTCAAAGGCAGGCATGATCAGGTTCCGTAGCCGCCCTGAGCGTAGGGATCACCGTAACTGCCGGGAGAACCACCGCCACCCTGTTGTGGCTGGAATAGCTTGGCGAGGTCCTGAAAAGCGGTGTTGAAGTTGCTCAATCCCGCTTGACCAGCGGCGAAGTTATTAGCACTCCCTCCCTGTCCCTGATTCATGTAGGGAATCGCACCCTGCATCGCGTTGAGCATTGGGCCATAGATGTTCGACTGCATCCCGCTGCCGAACATGTTGGCAAGCTGGAACGGCCACTGCGCGCTCTGCTGCATGAACTGCGGCCCCAGAGAACCCATTTCCATCGCGCCAGTGAGATTCTGCCCCACGGCGTTGCCCTGCTGGCCCGCCTGCCCGTAAGCCCCAACCATGCCCTGCAAGCCCTGTGTTTCATTCGCCAGTTGCCGCGCCCGCCAGTCCATGTTGAAGTTGCTCACGGCTTGGTTTTCCAGCCCAGCAGCCTGCGGAGCCATGCCGATACCGCGCGCAGAAGTCCCAGCCCGAGACTGATCCTGCACCATCTGCTGGTACTTGTCGTGCAGGGCGTTCTGCGGGTCCTGCGCGGTATTCCAGAGTTGATTCCCCGCCCCCATAAGCCCCTGCTGTGCGCCCTGTGCGGTCCCGGCTTGGCCGAGAAGCATCTGCATCAACTGCGGGGTCATGCCGGCAAGGTTCTGGTAGGCCCCCTGTACCTGCCCTTGTTGCCCCTGCCCGCCCTGAAACGCACCCTGAAGCTGCTGGGCAAGCTGGGGATTGCTCTGCTGCATCTGATCCCACAACTGGCCGTACTGCTGCTGCCAATTCTTGTCGGCCATGCCGAGACCCTGCGGTACGAACGGCACGCTGGTACTGCCGAATATCTTGCCCCCGGACATCTGGTTGATGGAGTTGAGGATGCCGAGGATGCCTCCACCACCACCGCCTCCGAACAGGCTACCCAAGAAGCCGCCAATACCGCCGCCTCCACCACCGCCGAAAAGACCACCCAATGCTCCGGCCATTATTTGAACACCATAGAGTAAACGCGCTCGATGGGCTTGAACCCCATCCGTTCGAGGATCGGGCCGATGTCCCGATGGAGCTTGGTCATCATGTATATCTTCTGCACCTTGCGCTCCTGCACGCTCGTCACGAAGAACTTGAGCAGTTTGTACCCGGTCATCCCGGTACGGTAGTCAGGCCGCAAATAGAACACGTCGGTAAACGCGGTCAGGCTCGACTTGTAGTGCAGGTGCGGATGGATGAGGGATAGGTGATAGCCCACGATCCGGCCCGAGTCCCGCGCCGTCACCAGATGCAGCATCCCGATCCGGGCCATCATCTCGTAGGTCAGGTAATCAGGCTCCAGCTTGATCGCGTCGTGATCGAGCGCGACTTCGCGCCAGTGATCGTCGAACAGTTCCCGCATCTCTGTCAGCACGTCGAGCCATTGCTCGACCTGATACTCCACCTTGGTCCGCGAGTCGGGCAGAGGCACGGGCACCCCGTTGTGCTCATCGAGCACCATGCCGGGATGCGCAGATAGCGTGTGCCTCTGCTCGGCGAAGCGGTTAAGCATTACGTCGCGCTCCTGTGGATGACGCTCCGCTCCCACTGGTCGCGCGGGAGGCGCCTGCGCTCTCGCCGGCTGCCGATGGCGGGACGCATCTTGTAGGAGGCCGCCGAGCCGCTGCGGGCCGTGATCTGCTGCCACCCGCTACCCTTGGTCACGTCGTAGGCGCCGATGTAGCCGCCGGGGGCGAGCGCAAACGGTCCCGGCAAATGCTTTCCGTAATCGACCTGAGTGCCCGAGGCGAGCGAGGACTCGAACCATGCGGGATAAACGAAGTCGGATACCAGCACACCGCCGATCTGGTAGCCCAAGTTGTCGGCTTCGCAGGCGTCGCAAATCTCGTAGGCGTAAATGGTGCCCGAAGTGTTGGTCGCCTGCACGAACACGGTCAGATCAATTTCGGGATCGGCGAGCATTTCGAGCAGCTCGTGGCTGGTCGTCACGGTCCAGCTTGCCCCAAAGCTCTGCGCGGTCTTGGCGAACACTTTTCCTAACGGCTGGCCTTGGGTGGTAACGTCGTGATAGCCCAAGGCCCCCGCCTGATCGGCGTCGTCGAGGATCGTGAGCCACCACCACCCGGCCTGCGGCGTGATGCCCTTGGGCACGAAGCCCAAGTTGGCGTTAATCCCCCACACGGGCGCGAAGTCCCGATGCACCTGGATTTCCAGCGCATTGATTGCGGTCAGAACCTCGGCGTCAGTGACTACCGTGCTCTCGTTGATAACCGCCACGTGCACATCGGCGATCAGGATATTCAAAGGGATTCCACCTCACTTAGCCGGAACAACCGGAGGCCGTGGGAACGCTGACGGTGGCGGCGCGGGCCCTGCCTTGGCGCACAGCGCGGCCTGTAGTGCCGCCGCCTGATTGCTCAGGCGCGACCCTACCGCAGCAGCCACGCAACCCTGAAAAGCCGCCTGCGCTTGGGCAACCGTGGTCGTCAGGTCTGGCAGAGGAGCGCACTGCGTGGCGACGCTCGGCGCGGTAATCTGCACCGTGCAGTCTCCACTTGAGGCGGCGACCAAGGCCATCGCCGTGTTGGTGATGTCCGTCACCCCCGGATTGACCGATGTCGGCAGGGTCGGCCCGAGCGCACAGCCAGCGAGCAGAAGTGCCACGCTGGCGATGAGAATGGTCTTCATGGCGTGGTGACGGCGAGGTTCAGCGCGTCCGCCGGGCCTACCACCGCCACGACATCCGGCAGGGCTGCGGAATCGGTCAGCACGGTTCCGGCGGTGTTGGTGGCCGAGACGGTGGCCGTGATCCCCGTACCCGCGACGAGCGCGGTATAGGTCGCCGCCGAGCCGTCCGGCAGGGGCGCGATGCTATACATCCCGGCAGGCTGTACGTCATAGGTGACACCGGTAACGAGGGCACCCGGAACGCCTTGGGCAGTGGGGGAAATGGTTGCGGTTGCGGTTTGGCCTACATTGATGCTCATATCTGCTCCTTTGATACGCAAGTTAAGCCGCGTCGCTGCGCGGCGGTGAAAAAGGAATCCAAGTGCTCCAAACGCTACTCCGAGCACGAAAAAAAGCAAGTCGGTCAGCACATCCTCGTCCTCATCGTTGTGGCCGTGTTTCATGCATCAACGTCCCGGAAAGTGCAGATTCCCCATATTGTAGCCGCTCATGCCGACGACCAGCCACACGCACATCAGCACCACGAACAGGACCATAAGCACCATCTTTCCTTGCGGTGCTGGCGGGCTTGGCAACCAAGCAAAGACACACCAACCGAGAATAGCGAACAGTACGAATTCAAAGAGCATTAGAGTCTCCCCGCAAGTAATAGAACGATGAGAACGATAACGACCAGCCCGAAGGCCCCGCTCGGACCCCAACCGTAACCGTGCTGCCACGGTCCGACTCCGGGCGTACCGACCAGCGCGAGAACGAGGAAGATTACGACGATGATCCAGAGCAGGTTCATGGTCCTCTCCTATACATGCCTTGTCAGAAATGCTGCTACAGCCGCACCAATGGCAATTATCAGCGCGAGCAAAGATTTCCAGTCCTCCTTGCTCTCGGTGCGCTCTTGCTTGGCTCCGGCAGAGAGCGACATCTGCCGCGACTGCTCCAGCCGATAGGCCGAAAATTCGGCGTAGAAGCGGTCAAACTCGGCTCTCCCGACCAGCGTAACCTTGAAATCGTTGAGCGTTGCTCGCCATTCATTCGAGGCGACGTTGTGCGCCCCTTGAGCGAGTTCGGCCTTGTCCACCGCCCGCTTGGCAGAGTCTTGGGCAAGCTCGAACATTTGCTCGGTATGAGAGAACCGAGCATCCATGTTCCGTTCAAGCTTTTCGATGCTCTCTGCCATAGCAGAGAATCGGATGTCAATTTCCCGTTTCGAGGCAGCTTCGGCTTCGAGGAGTTCCTTGCTTCGCAACTCTCTCTCCATCTGGTCGATTGATTCAGTAACACTCTTTCCCCAAGGCGTGTTTTCCACGTCATCAAGCGGGTGAACCATTCATGCCTCGAACAGGGATCGGTCCTTGGCCCGGCGCGTCACCAAACCGGGTTCCCGTACACCGTTATCATAGACCCAGCGCCCGAACTGATTTGCTGCACCCGCGTAATCCCCGGCGTTCAGCTTCGCCAGCATGGTGCTCGTGGCAAACCGGCCTGAGCCAAGGTTGAACACGAAGTCTGTCAGCGCATCCAACTGGCCCTGCGTGAGTGGAACCGTGACGAGATGCTGCACCGCGGCGCAGGCAATGCCCAGATCGTTGTCAAGCAACGATTCCGCCTGATCCTCGGTGATTGGATCGCGTGACTCTCCCAGCAGCAGCTCGTGGCCCCAGCCGACGGTCCAAACGCCGCCGCTGTCAGTGTACGGAGTAAGCACTAACCCCTCCGATTCCTTGACCAGCGCGATGCATTCATCAGAAGGGTCCACATCAAGCCCCCAGGCCGATGATCGACAGGTTGGCGAGTCCGAACTGAACCGGACCGCCCGCGCTAAACGCCACTGTGGCCGTCGCTGATAGCGTTCCGCCTAACGCCAGGGAAACCGTGGCAAACGAGGACGCGATCATGAAGGCGGTTCCGGCATCGTTGATACAGGTGAGCCCAATCTCGGCGCAAGGCGATCCATTAGCGGAGAGTTGAATGCGCGGATTGAATGCGGTCAGGGTTGCCCCCGCCCGCACCAGCGTTACCGCAACTGAAAATTGGTAGCTCCCGGCATTCTTGGCGGTGAATAGCCCGGTCGCAGTGTCGAATTCAGAGAGCGAATCGAGTACCACCGTCGGCCCAGTTGCCACGATCCCGACCGTCATCGGCACTGTGCTTGCCATGTTGTTGCCGGCATTACAGCGCACCATAACCCGACTATGAAGCGTGCCGGACACTGGCGCAGCATTGGCATTGACCTGGGAGGCAATCCAGTTCAGGTCCGCCATCACGGGCGCGGCGGATACCGGCTGTCCCGCCGTGATGTTGGCCGGAAAGGGTCCGATGATCGGCATGGTCAGACCGTGGGGTAGAAGCCCGTGAGCGAGAGCGTGGTGGTATTGGTGCAGGCGGTATCGTCCAGCACCGTTCCCGCGCCTCCGCTCGCCTGATCAATGAACGCTACGGTGTTGCCCGAGCCTGTTGGATCGAGGAACGCCACGACGTAGCTCGCATAGGTCAGGTTGGTGACGAAGGCAACCGCCGTGCCCGCAGTAAAGGCCGGGTCGATGGTATAGGGCAGGCCCGCGATGCGGACGAATCCGGTGCTGGAACCCTTGGCCGATAGGTTCACCGCGCAGTTGAAGTAGAAGATATTGTTGACCTTGAATCCGTAGCCGTAGCGCCGACTGTAAGTCGCTCCCGTGTTCGCGTTACCGAACGTGATAAACGGGCTGAAGCTGATCGGCCCACCCTGGGCGCCGTTGGTCAGGATGTAATTGGTCCCCGTGTCGGTGACGGTATAGATGCCGCCCGCCTGAATCTCCTGCCCAGTGAGTGCGGTGTTGAAGGCGGTCTTGACCGCCCGCGTCGGGAGTCCGCTGGTCTGAATGGTAGTCGCCGAGGTGTTGAAGTTGGTAGCGATGAAGGTAAAGGTCTGCCCCTGCGCGTAGGCGGTGATCACCGGATTGGGGGCGAGCGTGATGGCGTTGGCCGTTCCCCCCACGCTCCCCGCCGGGACGAAGGTGTTGTTGCCCACCAGCGCGGGGACGTTCGCGTTCACTTGGCTGACGATCCAGTTAAAGTCGTTCATCACCGGAACGGCGTCGATCAACTGGCCGTCGAGGATGTTGTTCGGCAGCGGGCCGATAATCACGCCCAGATGCAGGAAAGTGCGAATCAGGTTAAGCATGTGGTGGCTCCGGTGCGTCAGTGACAACAGCAGCATTCTTTTCCTCGTCGGCGATCAGATCGCGCAGGAGCGCAATCGCGCCCTCGACGCGCAACAGGTTCTCGGTCAGGGCGCGAAGTTGTGCCTGCCCGTTGCGATAGGCGGTCTCGGTTTCGGCGAGCTTTGCCTTCTTGTTGATCACTGGCACTCGATGTCTCCCACAAAGCCAAGCGTCATGTAGCCGGTCTTTTGGTAACGGGCGTAGAAGGTGCCGATGGCGAGGTTCGAGGACGCAACCGCCTTGATCTGCAACTGCATCTTCTCGAACACGAGCGGTGCGGGCCACGGCACGGGCTTGGTGAGCGGGATCGGTGTGCCGCCCGCACCCCAGACAAGCCCCGAGCCGGCCCCCGCAGTCCAGAAGATGCACGGCGTGCCCCAGGTCTCGCCGCCACCCCAGAAGTTCGCGGGCGCACCCCACAACCCGCCGCCGCCCCAGGTGTTATTTCCCCCGCACCACAGCGCGCCATCGTCCCAGGTATCGCCCTCATCCCAGTTGATGCAGCCGTCACTGATAGCAATGGTCGCCCTGCCGAGCGATATGCCCTGCTCGTCCTGCGCGTCGATGGCGTAGCTCACGTTCCCCGAGGAGGCAGCAAGTTCAATCTGCGATTCGGCCACTTGCTTCATCGCCATCCAATCGACCTTGGGGAAGGTCGAGGAGAGGACTTCGACGTTGACCAGCGTATTCAGGTCGAACGGGGTGAATTCCAGCGTTTGCTGGGGAAAGGACTGCATGAGCAGGCCCGGATAGAAGGCCGATGACAGCACGAAGTACCCGGCCAGCGCGCTCGCGCAATCGTAGGTGAAGCTGTGCGGCCCATTCCAGCGGCGGCGATGTTCGTCGAACCAATAATCGTTGGTGTTCTGCAAGCCCCGGATCACGGTATTCCCACACACCCGGTAGATGTTGGAGTTGTATGCCCCCGCCCAGCGGGTAGGGGTTTGGGCATTGGAGAACGGCGCTACGATGTCCGGGTTGATCTCCTGCACGCTATGGGTGAGCGGGCGAAGCGTGGAGAGCAGGTCAAGGAAGTACGGGCCGCCGGTACTGCCGAAGTACAGCCCATAAGGCGATTGGGCAATCGAGCGCGGCGCGTTGGTGCCCACGGTCAGGCTGACGTAGTTCTGTGCCAAGTCGAGCGTAGTCGGGTCCCCGGTGATCTGCCACACCTGGGTCTGCTTGAAGGTGGTGAGCGACTGGATCACGCCAGAACTCGTGGTCTGGATCGGCAGGCCCGCCAGAGCGTTCACCGGGGCGCTATCCCCGATGACAAGCGCCTGATCGGCATTGGTGCGGGTGAGGGGGTTGGTCAGGACATCGGTAAACTGCAACTGATTCTTGACCGCGAAGTAGGCCCGGTTGTTGAAGTTGGCGACCGCCTGCGGAACGCTTGTCAGCGGATTGACAGCCGTGTTCTCGGCCCGCCACGATGGGTTGGCGGGATCGGTCACGTCGATGATGCCGTAGAAGTTCGCTCCCCCGCCCCAGATGGCGGTCGGATCGCCCCAGAGCTTGCCTCCGCCCCACACGTCCCCCGGCCCCACGCCGGTAAAGCCTTCGTGGGTAATGACGATCATGGTCCCGACCACGGTCAGCGTGGGCGGGGTCCACTCACCGAAGGTGGGGGGCGAGAAGGGGACGTTGCCCACCACTACGTCGCTAATCGGGATGAATACCCGGTTGCTGGTGTCGTAGCAGAAGGGCTCATCCCGACCGGGGTTGCGGGAGGTGCCGATCATCCCGTAGATGCGATCTCCGACAGCGGCCTGAATGGAGATGAAGTTAGGGTTGGCAAACCCGTTATCGGCGAAGTTCACGAACTGGGTCACGCCGGGACGCGATATGACGAGTTCAGGGTTACTCTGGTCAAAGATCAGATTGACGATCTTCTGGCAGGCCCCCTCGAACTTGCGCGAGGCGTCGAAAGCGTCCACCAGCCCGGAGGGGGTGAAGCGCATCGCGTGGGTGTTCGGGATCGCCATGCTAGAAGGGTGAAAGTTTCGTCGGACGAAGCCCGCGGATGAACTTGAACTTGCGCGGGTCCAACCGCACGGACACGACTGCTTGCTGCTCGTCGCCCTCCATCAAGAGGTATGGAAAAAGCGTCTTTTCCGCCTCCGTGAAATACTCCGCCCTCCGATCATCCCCCGTCGTGCCCATCAAGCGGGCAGCGGTGGCCTTGATCAGATAATCGTCATCGGCAAACCACGGCTCCTGCGCGTTTGTCTCCGGAGCCACGATGTCGGGCTGATCCTTCATGTAGCGATGGGTCATGATGATCTGGCCCGAAGTCTGCGGGTAGATGAACAACTGTCCCGCCGAGGTCAGCGTGCCCACGCCCTGCGATCCCCCGCTCCACACCTGAGCCTGCGAGGACAGATCGGTAGCGAACTCGTAGGGGTAATTGGAGAGCGAGGGGCTCTTGAACTCGGCGTCGAACTGTTCCATCGTGATCGGTACGAGGAACTGGATCAGGCTCGACTGAGTGCCGCCGCCAGCGGTGGGCAGCGGGTAGAACAGGTCGTAGGTACGCAGATAATCGGCGTCCAGCGCGAAGGGGCCGTAGACGGCGGGCTGGATGGTGAGCATCTGCGTCACCCGGTTGATCTTGAGATTGCGTTTCTGCTTGAGGTCCTTCAGGACGACGTTGAGGTATTGACCGGCGATGGCGACCATCCCGGTTCCGCCTTTCGCCTCACGGGACGCCAGAAGGCATAGTTGGCGGGCTTGCATAGCCTCACAGCCCGGCCTTCTTCTTGAGCGCCGTGATCTCGAACTCGTGCTTGGCGATTCGTTCCTTGGCCGCACTCACCGCATCATCGTAATTCATGATCTTCGCGTTCTCGGTGGTAGCGAGCTTGCGGGTCTTCTGCGTCTCTTTGAGGTTGACCACCTGCTGGTGAATCGCCTCCAACCCCGCCAACTCGGAATCCACCATGCTCTGCTTGCGGTCGATCTCATCCAGCACGGCCTGACGCTTGAGCACCGCCCGATACAGGTCTACCCGCTCATTGACATCCTCGGGCCTGTCGTCCGTGTATACCGGCCCCTGCATCTGGAGGGCCGACATGGAACCGGACCGCTGGTCGGTCGATTGCAGCGTGACGCTGAAATTGCCGGACAGGACCCGCTGCACGACTTCCGACGTTGCTTGCTTGTCGCTGTCGTTTGGCTCGATGTTGACCAGCCGGGCGGGTGCATTCATGCCGATCCGCGGGCGCTGAAGCTGCGGTTGGACTTCGGACGATAGGCGTTCTCGTCGCTGCCGTGGGTGTTGCGCTCGTGATCCCAGCCGCGGTAGACGATCTCTTTCACCGTGCGCAGCGTGTCCTCGTCGAACTTCGCCACCATGCCGTGATAGTAGCGGGTGCCGTTGATGCTGATGTACTCCCCGCCGGCAGGAGCCAAGTCGATCTTGTAGGCGTAGACGGGGAGCCGCGCCTTGACCATGATGGGTTTCAGGATCGGGCGCTTGTTCTCGTAGCCCACGATCTCGTACTTGGGCGGGATATTGGGGTCTGCGGTGCCCTTCTCGACTTCGACGTACTCCCCGGTGAATATCTCCCGCACCGCTGTCCCGGTGCTATGCCCTTGCTGCTCGGCAGCGGCTACGGCCAACCGCTCCGAGGCGGGGATCGAACTCTTGGCGATGGCAAGGTCAGCTTGCAGGCGCTTGATGATCTCGATGGATTCGACCGACAGGTTCTCCATCTTGACGCCCTGCGCCGAGCATATCTCGGCTACCGCAGCGTTACCCGCCTGCTTGGCCGCGCGCACCCGATCCCAGCGCACCTTTTGCGCCTTCTTAGCGTTCTCTCGCGCTAGGGCGTTGAACTCATGCTTCGCCATGACCTATCCTTAGCTGTTATCGGCCATCGTGCCGGCGGTGTAGCCCGGCGTGAAGGCGCTGGAACTCTCCACCCGCGCCATGTAGGCTTGGTTGAGGATAATCGAGCCGTAAAAGAGCTTCCAGCCCGCGAACCGGGTCTGGTTGTACTTGTCGGACTTATCCGGCCCGGTCAAGTAGAAGAATTCCGGGTTTTCCAGCAGGACTTGGCCGAAACTGTGCTGACCCAAGAAAATGGTCGGGAACACGGTCACACCAGTTGCAGGCGCAGCGGGAGGAGTCTGCGCCGCTCCGATTCCGGTGATGACCACGGTGGCTCCCGACGGAAGCTGTGTCGCCTGCCCGGCCAAAGGCCCAGTCTGCGGCCCGGAGGCCGACAGCCCAAGGTTGGTAGGGGTCGCCGTAGTGCCGATGTAGACGCTGAAGGTGTACCCCGGCAGGTTCGGCAGAGTGACCGAGATTGAACCCGTCGGCCCGGTGACGCTGATATTGCCCGAGACCTGGTAGATTTGCTGCTCGACCGAAGTCTGCGAAGGCGAGCCCGTGACTACGATGTTATAGGTGGTGCTGGTGGCAAGATTTCCCCCGGAGGCGGAGGCAGTCCCCGTCACCAGAGCGTTGCCCACCCAGTAGGGCATCATGTTGGTCTTGCAGTAGCGCACCCCGCCGTACTCGCCCAGATCGTTGTTGTAGAGCCGGTTGATGTCGGAGAAGCTCCACGCGGTATTGACCTGCGCGTTCTCCCGCATGTCCTGCGTTGGCAGCGTGTGGATGAGCGCCACGTAGTGCGGCATGACGGTGGGGCTCTTGGAGACGTCCCGGTAGGCCCCCGCCTCGATCATCAGGTCCTCGCGCTCGGTGCCCAGAAACATCGGTGCGCCGTAGGTTTCGAGCGAGCCCGTGATCTTGTTCGCCTCGTGCGGGGTCATCACGTCGGTAGCGACCAGTGCCGCCCGGTTCGCCCGCCCGTTGGCGTAGTTGACCTGATTGGCCGAGACCAGCGCATTCAGGGTGTTGCGTTCGAGCGTTTCGGGCATCTGCAAGCTGATCAGTTGGATCACTTGCTGGAATACCGGGTGGAAAATGGTCAGGTTCGCCACGTCGGTCACGGTGCAGCCATCGCCCCACTGTTGAGCGACTGCGGAGACCTGAACGACCTGAATCGCTTCGCCCGGGGGCGCGACACCCTCCTGCAAGGGGGCGAAGGGCAGCGGCAGGCGCAAGTAGCGGCTGGCCGTGTAGGTCGCCCCGCGGTTGATGTCCAGGTGCAGGGGTTTGCCGAACTGGTAGGCCACCAGATAGCGCCTCGCCAGGGGTTCGACTTCCTCCTGGATGTACGGAACGATGTCCGCCTGGAGGTTATCGCTGGTCGAGAGATTGGTCACGCCCAGGCTGAGGAAGGAGAGTAACAGGGTATAGAGCGATTTCATGGTGTCTCCGTTGAGTTACAGGGTGTGGCCCTTCGCAAACTCGGCTTTCATGCGTTCGATCCGCTTCTGGTGCTCGGTCATGCCCGACTTGTCCTTCGGATTCACGTCCGAGCGCGCTCCGGGCATCCGCCCGCGATCCACCTTGGGTTGAGCAGCAGCGGGTGCGGCAGCGGTCTTGGCCGCGCCGACTTTGAGCGTTCCTTCTCTCACGGCTTTTCCGATCAGGAAGTCATAAATAGCGGTGCGGGGAGGCGGGGTCTGGCCGCGGGCGCGCATGTCGGCCACCGCAGCCTCGACCTTGGGCGCGAAGAACTTGTAGCGTTTGGGCTCGCTCGTCTCCAGCCGGTCGAAGCTCGCCTTGTCGGCCATGTCGGTCGCAGTCGAGGTCGCCTGCTGGGTCCGCTGCTCCATCGCGCGGAGTCGGCGGTCGTTGCCTATCTTCCATTCCAGCCACGAGATTTGTTCAGCGGTAGCGCCCGACCGGCGATACTCGGCAAGCTGTTGCTCCTCACGAGCGGTCTCTGGATCACCAGATGGTTGTTGTACTTGCGCAACACTTTGCTGCTGTGCAGCGCGGCGTTCGGCTTCTTCGGCCCGACGCTCGGCGGCTTCCGCCCGTTCGCGGACCGCCTTCATGGCCGGTGATTCCGGCTCGGGTTCGACTATCGCCGGTTCCGGCTCCGGGTCAAGGTCAAGGTCAAGACTCGCATCCTCCAACGCCGGCTCAACCGAAGGATCGGTGCCTTCGTCCGCACCCAATCTCAGGAATGCGCGCAGTAGTCTCATCATATCGCCGCCGATCCGAGGTTTTGGTAAGTGATCGTGGTCGGGCTCGTCACGGTCAGGAAGAAGTCCCGCCGGGTGTCAGTCAGAGCAGTGGCCGTGCCGGTGATGGTGGTACTGGCATCCCCGGCGGTCAGCGTTCCGGTCTGACCAATCCCGTCGTTCAGGATCGAGAAGGGCTGTCCGTAGCTGCCATCGGTCGGAATCGTCGGCCCAAGCGCGGAGATGATGGCCTTGGTCGAGGGAAGCGTGATGGTGAAACCCCCGCTCGCCCCAGTCGTCAGGCGGACTACGCGCCGGATGGCCTGCGCGGCCGTGAGCGTGCTGTTGGTGCCCGCCGAGACGATAGTTTCCAGTTGCCCGCAGTAGGAGTTGCCGTTCGAGAGCAGGGCGAAGTAGGCAAAGTCCGCGCTCTTGTCAGGGACAATGCCAGCGGGGATCGGGGTCAGCATGGCGGTTAGACCGAGGCGGTGGACACTACCAGCGCCCACAGGCCGGTGATCGTCACCAGCGGCGAGAAGGTCGCCGGGGCCGCGGTCGAGAGTCCGACGCTGCCCGCGGTCATCGTCCATACCTGGCTGTTCGGGGTCAGGATGACGAAGGAGGTTGCTGACGTGACCTTGGCGATCGGATACCAGCCCGAGGGAAGCGTGCCCGTGGTGACATTCAGGAACACCACCTGTCCGGCGACCGGGACGATGGCGTTGGTCCCGAGCGCCACGGTGAAGGCGTTGGTCGAACCCACACGGGTGAGCGAGGTAAAGGTCGTGCCGGCTGTGACAGCGATACCCGAGGTCGAGGTCAGTTGCGTGATCTGCCCCTGATACCAGCGCGAGGAGGCCGCAAGGACCGAGGTCACACCCGCTAGCGTCACCCCGCCCGAGGCCGAGGAGAGAGTGGGGGTGGCGATGGTCGTACCGGCGTTGGTGGTGATCTGGAAGCTGAACTTCTTGCCGTTCCAGACCGGCTGATCCAGAGCGTTGACGATGTTGTAGGCGTAGTCGAGCGTAATCGTGACCGCGCCCCCGTTGGTAAACTGGAACAGGACATTGCCCAGCCCCGTCAGGGTGGCCGACGCCGCTGCACTGGCCGAGAACAGCCCATCCCAGCCGTCATCGCCCGCGGCGTTGGCGTTCAGGATATTGAGTTGGCTGACAAGGCTGGAATCGGGGATGCTACCGTTGAAGGTCAGGCCGGCATTGACGCCGGGAACATTGACCACCGGCAGGGTGAGGAAGGTACGGACAATCGACCGCAGGTTCATTAGGCGCTCCTCGGTGAAATCCTGTGCATATTGCGCTCAGTTATTAAGCGATGTCAAGATACTACTTTCCGGGTCTAACGTCCCCCCCTTACTCATCTCCAGATTCATTCGCCCTCTCTCGGTTGCGCCAGGGTCATGCCGGGAATGGGGCTGACGATCATCGCGTCACACCACTCCAGTCAGGACACCCTTGGTAAAGGTCAGCGTCTTGTTCGCAACCGGGATCACGATGGTCAAGTCCTGACCTGACGCCACCGAAAGCAGTCCCGAACCATTGCTCATCCAAGGGCCAATGTGATCGACGGCGGGCAGTGTATAAGTAAGCGGCGCCGCAAGTGCGTCGGGCGCCTTCAGAGCGACGTAATCGGTGCCGTTGGCCGCGAGTTCGAGGAAGCGATACTCGCCGGTATTGCCTGCTGCCGCGCCGTAAGGAGAGGCAACAAAAGCGGCTTGCAAGGAGGCGGTCACGAAGGCTGCGGCGGTGACGGTGCCGCTGAAGTTGCCGGTCGTGGAGGTGATGAGCGGCGACACGACCGACGTGCCGAAGTAGCCGGTACGCCAGTAGGATTTCGCGCCCCCGTTTAGCGCAGTTCCGACGATGAGCCCCAAATCTTGTGCGTTATCTCCAGGATTCTGCGGCCACCATGCGCCGCCATCCAGGTCGTCGCTAAGACAAACAAGTGCCTGTTCCGCCTTCAATGTGAGAACTTGACCCGAGTTAACCCCAGTATTCGTCTGAAATCCAAATGCCGCCCCCTCGCCAAGACCTCCAAATGTTCCATTTTGTTGAAGCATGAGGTCATTGGATGCCCCGAAAACCCAACCGGAATTATTGCTGGCATCGATGTAGCCAGAGTAAGCGATGATCGGCGCTCCAGGGAATGTCTGCCCCAGAATTACGCCGGTAGCAACCGACAACAACTGCTGCGCCGAATCAAACGTCAGCCCGGCATTCCCCAACTGCAGCACGCCGGGGGAGGATTCGAGGAAGGTAAACGGACTTGCTCCGATCTGGAACCCGCCCGTAACGTGCTGGAAATCGGCGTTGCCCCCGACCGTATGCGGTCCAGTGTAGAACGCGACCTGACCGGCGACGCCGGAGCCGGTGACGTTGGTGAGCACAGCAACCTGCGCTTGCAACCTTGCCAGTATCCCCGCAAGGCTGTCCGCATCCGGCATCGCGCCGTCGATCAGTAAATTGCCCATATGCACTCGCTATTCATAGTAACTTGCGTTGAGGATCGGAGAGCCGCTGGTGCTGATAAACTGGATCGCATCGAACTGCCCGGTGTAGGGAAACAGATCATCTCCGGTTGAGAGGATCATGCCCACCGTAGCGGTCGGGGCTACACCGTCATCGCGCCAGCGTCCGCTCAAGGTTGAACCCTCCATCTGAAAGATCACGAGCCCGATGTAGGTATCCTTGGGCAGCGTAGGCAGCGTCAACTTCTGCGCGGTGCCGGTGAGCGTCAACTGCACGTAGCCTAACGGTCGGCGGTAGGCGTCAACAACGGATGAGTCTCTGGATGGCATGTCTTGCTCCTATACGATGCTCACGATAATTCCCTTGCTGACGGTCACGGTCTTGGCATCAGCGGTGGTGAACGACCCATCCGCGCCGGGGGTGCTGGCGACCGAGTAAGTAGCCGCGTCCACATTGGCGTTGCTGAAGATATTAGCGACCGGCTTGGTGATCTTGCCCAGGTCTAGTGCTGTAGTGCCCGGATATAACGCTCCGCCGTCGATACTGGCGTCCAAGACCCATAGGGCGGAATTGCATTGCAGGATTACCCTACTTCCCGACTGCTCCACGTCCTGCAACAGACCGTAAGTAACCGAACTCGCGTTCGCTCCGGTTCCTAACTGCTGGCGCACAAACTGAGCATTCGTTACCGGCGAAATCCAGAGCTTGTCGAAGTTGTTGGTCGTGTCAGTGCCAGTGTTGTAGATATGCAGCGATACCCCTTGCAGGGCATTCAGCCCCGGCAGTCCGAGCGCAATGGCGGGATCGCTCTGGTCGTTGACCTTGTTGAACTGGAAGAAAGTGTCCAGCCCTCCGGTAGGGAAGGCAAGCGCATCCACCCGGACGGTCCCCGGAGGGCCATAAATGGAGTGGTTACTCTCGATGCCTGTTATCTCCGCTCCCGCGAAGCTAAAGCTCACCGCCCCGGTGACGTAGTTGATGGTGTTGGTCCCGCCGCTGCCGATGTTGCCGATGAGGTTCCCCAGCCCGTCGTCGGTGATGATCTGCCCGCTCGCATCGCCGAAGATCGTCACCGAGCCGGGAACAATCGGAGCGCCCTTGAGGGTGGAGGTTACAGCCACGTTGGCCCCCGGCGTGGGCGGGGTGAAATCAGCGTTGACGTTGGAGAGGAAGCCAGTAAGAGCGCTTACTTCGAGGTTCGCGTTCTGGGCGAGGATGGTCTGGAAGGGCCGCAGCCATTCCAGGTTCGGGTCGCCGTAGAGCGTGGTGGGCGAGGCCCACAGGGTAATCTGCGGCAAGTCACCGCCCGAGATGCCACCCCCACCCACGTTCGCGGTGAAGACGAAGTGGAAATTGAGTGTCATCGGCGTGGTGGGCTTGCCGTCCGCCGCCGCCACTACGTTGACCATCCACTTCGTTACATGTCCATCGGGCAACGTATTATTGATCGGGTCGATGATGGTATCGGCGTCGCCTGCGGTCAAGGTGCCGGTCTGCCCCACGCCTTGGTTACGGACATAGAACGGGAACCAATACGAGCCATCGTAGGGCAGCGTCGGCCCGAGAAGGTCGATGATCTTGGAGGTCGGCGGCAGAGTGATGGTGAACGCCCCCGAAGCTCCCGCCGTAAGCACGATGTTCTTCGCCAACACCTGCGCGGGGGTGAGCGCAACGTTGGTCCCCGCCGTGACAATGCTCGTCCACTGCTCGGCGTAGCCGTTGAGGTTCGAGATCAGCCCTTGCAGCGTATGCTCGGAGGCCCGCGCCGGGGTCATGCCGGGAATGGGACTGACGATCATTGTTCGGCCTGCCGGATCAGGCGCTCGATGTTCGCCATCCTCGACTCATAGTCGGGGTAGTAGCGGGAAGGATTCGGGACGTGAGAGTTGCGGACAAAGCGTGCCATCTCGTACCCGTACCCCTGTTCGACCGCAAAGGCGTCCGCCACCATCTCCTGGCGCTTGTTTGACCACTCCGCGACCGCGTAGAGCGCGACAATGGCCCCAAAGACGGAGAGTATCTGGACGGGGAGGAACACGAGCGGAGCGGCGATGAGGAGGAGCCACCCGACCCGCTTCTCGGCATGATAGGCGCGGCAGTGTTTGGCTTCGTGGAGGAGAACCGCGTGCTGTACCTTGGCGTCGAGCTTCAACCACGGCGGGCCGACGACGATGCGCTTGTTGCCGATGAGCCCACGAGCATCTGCCACCCCCTCGTGATGGGGGTTGTACTCCACCGGGATACCGAGAATTTCCCCCTGCTCGCGGGGAATGATGTCCACGGGCGGGTTGGGCAACGACATGAACTTGGCCCCGCGCTTCACTCGTCAGACTCCCACGGCTCATCCACGCCCTCGTCGAACTGGCAGGGCGAGGCGTCCTCGCTGTCGCGGTAGTCCTCGCGTTCAGCTTCGGGCATATCCATCATCCGCGCCCCGGCATTGAGCCATCCATGAGGCTATCCGCGCCGATCATGCCCGGAGGGCCTTGTCCAGGGCGTCCCGGTGCGGGTTGCGCACCCGGTCGTGGCGTACCAGCCACACCCGCCGGAGCCCCGCCGGGAGGACCGCCGGGCATTCCTTGTTTGGGCGCTTGCTGCGCCATCGCCATCTCGCGCTTCTTCTGCAACTGCTGCATATGCATTTGCAGGTGATTCTTCTGCAACCCTTCCGGGTCTCCGTTCATGGCCGCAGCTTTCATGTGGCTCGGCATATGCTCCTGATCGTTGTCCGCCTCGTGAACTTCGACCGGAATCCCGTTCGCCATCATCTCGTTCTCAAGCTCGGGCGGCACGGTGAAGGTGTTAGTGGTGTCGATTAGGATGCGCGGCGCAAGCTCGGGTCCGAACACCCGCTCGGTCGCGGCTTCGGCGAAGGGTGACAAGTCGAGGCGCTTGTTGGGCAACATCTGCGGCGGAATGCCTTTCAGGACGTTCAGGAGCGCGATGCCCTGCTGGATCAACTGCCCCCCCTGCATGAACTCGGTTCCCACCCAGCGGAAGAAGTAGCGTTCTCCCCACTGCTGCACGGGGATGACTTCGAGTGCAGCCTTCACGCCAATCTCGCCCCGGCTCTCGATGGTGATGTCGTTCTCCCGGAACTGCTGGTCGAACTCGAAGATCATCTCCATCAAGGGGTTCAGCACCACCTGCTCGTAGCGGGTAGCGTGATCGGTGATATTGACCATCTGCTCCTGCTGCATCGCGCCCATCAACTGATTGTTCTTCCGTCCCTGCGGCATCTTGCCCATCATCACTTCATTGACATCCATGCTCTCCCAAATCTGGCGCTTGATGAGGTCGCAAATACCGGCAGCGTCCTTCCACAACTGCGGCTGGGTAAGAGGCTTGATCCCGTCCTTCCCCACCGGCCACAGCGCGGCGAGACCCATGGTCAAGGTCTGCCACTGCGGGCAGGCCATCGGGTCCACGGCCCAGATGGGCATGAGCGAATACATGGCGGAATCCTGGCCCATATTCCAGAAGTCCACCAGGTTCCACTGTAAGAACTTCACCGGCCCGATCTTGCTCTTGCCCCATGCGCTCCCTGCGATCTTCTCCACCGGCTCGCAGATGATCGGAATCTTCCCGCTCCACAGCGGGTTGGCGATGATGCCGATGATCTCGGTCTGCCCGGCGAAGTAGACAATCGCGGGTTCCTTGTGCTCGCCGCCAAGGGGAAGCTTGGCATGGACTCTGTAGATCAGCGCGTACTTGCGCGTGCCCTCAGTCTTAACCCCGGCGTCATTCACGCTTTTCTTGGTCGGGTCCTTGCGGTCCCGGTACTGGTCCGCAGTGCAGAACTCCTCGATTCGCGTCCCGGCGGGCAGGATAAATACTCCTTCGTCTACCATCTCCTGCACGGCTTCCTTGCTCATGCGGAGCTTCACCGCGACCGCGTGTGCCTTCTGCAAGTTGTTGCAGGTCGGCGGGATGATTGCCAAGTCCTCAGTGGCAACCGGAATGATCTCCGGGCTTTCTTCGCAGATGTCCTCGTCTTCTTTTTCTTCGATCTCGTCCCCGAACTCGTCCTCTAACCCAAGCTCGCTCGCGTCCTCGCCGTCGATCTGCTGCACCATCGGCGGCTTCTTGACGAGCTTGGTGATCGTGCGTTCGGACTTTGACCAGTCGAGCATGAGCGACCAGTTGCCGGTCACATCTCCTGCCACCAGATCGGTCCGCACGACCGATTGCAGGCGCAGCTTGCGGATGTAGTGTTCGAGGAGGGAGAGTTGCGTGTAAGGCGGCTTCTTGTCGGTCGAAATGCCGTCTACATGGCGCTGATTGCTCGGGAAAAGCTGCTTCAGAGCCCGCTTGCTGCGGGCGTTGATGCAGTCCCGGACCGCGGGGATGTAGCCCTGCGCGTTGCCCGAATACTGCTGATTCTTGTCCGGCTGGGCGTTATAAACGTTCCAGTACTCCTCGCAGGCGTCTACCTGCTCCTGCTTGTTGTCGAACGCCTTAACAACCAGATCGTAGAGCTTGAGCGCGGCCTTGTAGGGCGCGGAATCCGGCTCGTCCGCCCAGTTGTGCTCCGGGTCGGCGAGCGAATTCTCGGAGGATGATTCGAGTTTACGCTCGGGGTCGGCTTCCCCCTCCGAGCGGGGCTTTACTTCGCGGGTGCCGCGACCCTTCTTGGATGTTTCCTGTGCAGCCACATCGGGGCTAGATCAGGACACCGCGCATCTTGCGCCCGTGCTTGCCCATCGCGCCCTTACCCGCGGCGCGGTTGCGGGGACTCGGTACCGGCTGCTTGCCGCCCGTCAGGTGGCCCGGCACGTCTTCCTTGGCCGGGCGCTTGGGCGTGATGGCGTAGGTCTTCTTCGCAGAGGGCGCGGCCAGACCTTTCACCATGGTCTTGCCCTTGTGCATCTTGCGCTTCATTTTGACAGCGATTTGCGCCCGTAAACCTGCTCCCGCATCGGGCCGCTCTTGATCTTGTCGCCCACCTTGCCCGAGGTCGTGGCCGTTGAGCCGCCGACGCCCGATCCACCGGCCTGCTTGCAATTGAAAAAGTCTACAGGCGATTGGCTTGGTGCCTTCTTTGAAATCGTCCGAGTGACAGCCATGTCCGCTCCTTTAATCAGTCTGGCATATCCGGCCAGTATCGGTTTGACTTTGCCACGTTACTCTTGCCGAGAATGACTTGCAAATTCGCCTCAGTGTGCAAACCACAAACCAACGGATGGTTCAACGGCACGATATGATCTACATGCCATTTTCCACCAGTAACCTTCTCTCTCAGAACAGCAAGCCGATACGCTTCACTGATAATGAACTTGCTCGCCCACCTCGGATGCGCCTTAGCAATTCTGAGGTTCCTTCTGATTACCCGTTCACGTCCGAAAGCACGATGATTCTTAAACCATTCTGAACACTTCTTACGGTGATATTCACACCACCGCACAGAGAACCTGCGCTCATGATCTCGCTTGCGATACCACGCAAGCATTTCTTCTCTCGATCTCGCCGGCTTACGACGCAAATGTTTCGTGTTCCTTAGATACCACTCTTTCTGTCTTGCAATAACACACTTCTTGCACTCTCCTTGATGCCACCTACCGCCCTTCCCGCACCGATAGAACCCCTCCATCGGCTTCTCAACCAGACAAGTCTTACAACGCCTCATATTCCTCAGGGTTAGGAAGGAAGCGATCACATAGTGCTACTTCTGCTTAAGCAATGTCAAGCGCATCCTCCTCAACCGGGCCGGGAAAGAAAACCTTTGGATGGAATACCAAAGAAGGGTCAATCAATTTCCCGCACGACCCGCAAATGATGGGCTTGCCGTCTTTCGGTCGGTCGCCGTTAGGAAGGATCGCGTGCCGGGCTTCGATCACATCACCCCACAACGGCTCTTTGAGCAAGTAGAACGCCACCCCTCCGCATTTATCGTGAATTGCAGGCCATCTGGTCATGCGATCCTCCTTGGGTGTGCCGTGATGAACCTCTTCCCGCTCGGCGTGTAATCGACATTCGCCCCCGGTTGCAAGCCTTCGGCGTCGGTCTCCCCCTGGCGGTCGAGTACCGCGACCATGCACTCGATGGCCTCTCCCACCAGCCGGGAGATGCCGGGCTCGGGCTCCTGCGCCTGCCGCCCCCCCTTCTCGACCGGGAGCGCATAGCCGGCGGACAGGGCGTTCAGCGTAAGGCGCGCCTTGCGGTCCACGGTCAGGAGTTGGGCACCGTGCCACTTGGTCCTGATCCGCTCGGAGAGGCAGCCACGGGCGACGGCGGAATGCTCCCCGCGCATCGGGGTTAGCTTCTCGCGCTGTAGCGACGGTACCAAAGCAATCCGTTGCCACTGATCGTAGGTGTCCGCCGGAACCCAGCTTTGGAAAGTCGCGCCTCGGTACTGAGTACGGATTTCAAATACCATCGTCTTGATCGCATCGGAAAGAGCGCCCGACGCAGACCAATCGGCAGCCACAGATAACCGCCTGCCATCACGAAGAACAGCGACGGCAACCGCTTCCGACGGGCTAGCGTTGAAAGCAAGGAAAACTTCTTCCCCCAATTTTTGGTTGGGCGCTTCTTGAATGTTCGCACCGGAAAAGTCTTCATACATGGGCACTCCCGAAAAGACCATCGTGGCGTAGGCCAGTGCGTTCATGATATTGCGCGGACCCGAGGGAAAGTTCAACCACTCCTGCACCAGTTGCGGGTGCGCCCCCTTGCCGCCAATCAGCACAATGTCGTGGGCTTCGGCGAACTGGGTGAGCCCCATGATGAACTCATCCTTGTTCCGGTCCTGCGGGGCTTGCAGGGCCTTCAGGGGAACGGGCTTCCCCCGGCGGAGCATTTCCAGCCGGATGGGTTGCAGGAGCCAATCGTCCAAGGAATTCTTCTCGATGCAGATTTTCGCCGGGAGATGTTTCTCCTGAGTGGCAAACACATCGTTGATGAAGGCGTTGGGCTTCCAGTAGTAGCCGCCGGACTCGTGGACGTGAATCTCGGAGCCCATCTTGGAGACCACCACCTTGCCCGTCTCATCGGACTTGTCGTGCTCCTTGCTCTTGCGCTGGTGAGTGGTCCGGGAGGGGTCGTAGATCGCGTACTTGGGCGTCCACTGATAGGGGGAGATGTCTCGCTCGACCAGCATCTCCTCCTTGAAGGGCTTGGCCTCGGGGTTCACCGCTTGCAGCATGTAGGCTTGCAGGAAGTAGCTGAGCATCCCGGAACGCTGGTAGGTGCGCTTCTTGTTCCTAATCCACTCCATCGAGTAGCGCTGCGGCCAGTTGGACTTCGTTTCCGGGTCGTCAGGGTCGCCGTCGCAAATCGGGAAGCCCAGATACACCCATTCCGGGTCGTTGGCGAGCCGCGTGACCATGCAGTCCTCGGCCCGGCGGGTCTGGGCATTGACCAACTTGAAGCGCATCTGGTCCATCGCCGGCATGATGTCGAGGTAGAGCTTTTGCATTGACTCATCGACCGCAGCGGCGTCGCGCACCCGTTCCAGGTTCTCCACGTCGTCGAAGAAGGCGAAGTCTGGTCGGTCGGACAGGTTCTTGAAGCTCTGGAACTCCTGGTCCCAGCCTAGGGCCTGAATCACCGGCCCACCCTTGAACCAGATCATGTTCTCGGTTGATCTGCGGGCCAGCACCGGGCCGCCGAAAACGTGGTGCAGGGATTCGTTGGTCCGGCACTCGTAGTCGATGGCGGCGAGGCGCTTGACCGCCTTGTCGTAGATTTCCCCGACCAGCAGCGAGTAGCGGCGGGTGCCGAAGCAGCCCGCCAGGATCATGTTCTCCTCGGCCTTGGTGGTCTTGGCAGCCTCCCGGAACGCCTCGATCTCGACCAAAGGATCAGCCGAGTTCATGGCGTCCATGATGTCGATATGGAGTGCGGCTTCTTCCTGCGGGTGGCGGTGCTTGAAGAGCAGCACCGAGGCGAGCGCCCGGTCCTCGCTGATCCGGGCGAGCAGGTCTACGTCAATGGCCATCGTCTATAACCGGAACTCCCCGCACTACGCCGATAGTGCCTTGCGGGGGCTCATAGTCCGGATGACGCCTGCGGTATCGCGTGAGCCAATGCTGGAACTTCCATCGCTCTCGCGCCGCTACCACTTGAATATCGTGCACCATGCTCGGATGAACGAGCAGGACGTAATAAGGCTCCATCACGGATGATTGTTGCACACCGGCAGGAAAAGGCCGGTATCCTGCCCGTCGATGATAATGGCGAGCGCGCCCACGAAGAAGGGGGCGAAGGCCCCCGAGTACCAGATGCCATCCTTGCCGTTGCCCGCACCCGAGGAGAAGGCGAGCGTCTGGCCGGGTCCCATCCTGAGCGCGATGGGGGAATTGGTGGTGCCGGCGGTCCACAGCACGGCCCGACTGTAACTGCCGTAGGCTGAGACGAGCGTCTCCCCCACCGCCGCCGAGCCAATCCCCTCGTTGACGTGCCCTCCCATCTCCACCCCGTAGCCAAGGCTCGCCCGGTCCATGCCCATGAACGGGTTGATAGTGAGCCCGGCGTAGGATCGGACGGTAGGGCCGACGGGGTTGAAGGTATTGGGGTAGGCGTCGCCGTAGAAGATCGCCAACGCCTGCCGGTGGTTGTCAGGGTCCAAGCCGGGAGAGCAAAGGTCCAACTCAATGCCGTAGAGGATGCCGGTGTCAGACTGGGTACGGTTCTCGGCCACCACCTGCATGGCCCAGGTGGGGCCACTGCCCCACTGGTTGGCGAGGACCGTGAGCGCGGTGTTCTCGCCCTTGGCGGCGTAATTGTCCAGCCGAGCGACGAAGTTCCACTCGAAGCTCTCCCACAGCGGAGGCACGCTGGTTTCCACCAGCATCGACGCGCAAACCTGCGGCAAGCCCCCGCTCGCCGGAGGAGCGCGGGAAACCTTCAACGACCAGCCGACAGGATCGTCAGGCTGGCTTACCTCAGGTCCATCCCCATCGAAGTTGCCGAAGCTCATCTCGTGAGTGTAGGACGTGAATATTCACGGCGCAAGGCTATCAGCGAGGGAATCTCAGCCCGAGCTAGGTCAGTGATCACTTACTGCTAATAGGGTATTAACCCTGCTATCTGCACGGATATACTCCCTCTGGAATGCTCACATTTCCGGCGGGGGGTGAGCTGAAACTCGGACCGGGAGTCGGTCCGGCCTGGCGGTCCCTGAGGATGGGCCGGGAGCTATTTAACACTTTGGCTATTCTACGTCGCTGGGAATTATCCTTGCGACTAATCAATGAGTTACGTCTTAACCCGTAACTCTGACCATGGTAGAGCAGTAGTGTCCACCCTTTGACCAGGTGGACACGTAGCAGCCATTCCCCTCGGCTCTGGCACCATCGCCTCGGGAAACTGGCTCCATCTGGTATAGAGCCAGAAGAGCAGGAATGTCGGGAGACTCTCTCGCTCCCGGCATATATCCGGGCGCTATAGTCGTCCCTGTTCGTTATCGCTCGCGGGAATAATACTGTGCTCGCTCACTGTATGCGGGAGAGCAAAAGGTTCAACAGCAACCCCCTGCGCGGATGCTGCCGCGCGTCATCGTGCGTCTGAACCATGATAGTAGGCTTCTCCCAAGCTTTTGCTCTCTGCCTGGCGAGAGGGGTATCAGCCAGTGTAGTCGGCTCGTCATTGCGGCGCCGGCCTAAGCATCCTGCTCTCGCTGCTCGTTCGCTGTCAAGTGACGCAGAGCGCCGTCACTTTCTGCCGTACAGCGTCACTATTTCCGGGCACGGTCTATGCGGGGTGGCCTGTTTCGTGGTGGCATCGACCTTGCTTAGTATTGGTCGCAGGGACCGATCAATCACGGGAGAATGAAAATGTCGCAAGCCTACAGTGATCCGAGCAGGGAATCCGATCCGCACGCATTGCCGGATGTGGAAGTGTTCTTTGTTCACTCGCGGCCATCTGGCCTGCGTGGTCCGGAAGCAGAAGAAATGCTATCCGAGGGTTGGTACTGGTGGAGCTGCTTCCCAGGCTGTATGCCGGATGGCGAACCCAATGGCCCGTATGCGACTGAAGCAGAAGCCTTGGCCGACGCACAAGAGCAGTCCTAACCCATCAGAGGCGAACGATGACAGACTACCTGCTGCTGGTAATGGACCACGCAACGTGGGATGGGCGCATCATTCCCTTGTCGCAATTCTGTTCCGAGAATGAGTCCGATCCTGATCTGTGCGAGGATGCACGTTGCCTCGCACGCGGGTTTGGATTCACGGTCGGCGGCGGGTCTGCTCCTGCCGTTACCATTTCGCGTTGGTCCTAACTCACGGCATGAGTCCTTATACCTGAGACTGTACCAAATGACAAACAAACGGAGCGGAAAATGACCATGCGTGATCTTAGCAAGACAATAACCGCAGGGTCTGTATGGATGACCAGCGAATACGCGCGTCGCGTCCCTGTCGTAGATCATGGCGCGTGCGCCTGCGGCCGTCTGATCGTCTCGCGGTATGGGTACAAGGAATGCGGCCCCGATAAGCACTCGCGGCGACGTTGCACCAATCACAAGCTGCACCTAGTGCGGCGCACGACGGGGCAGTGGTGAAGTTAGTTGACACTATGCCATTTTTTGCAGTTGACGAATCGGCAAATTTGCACAAACCATGATGAACCCGAACAAGCCGTCGCCGCTAACGTTAGAAATAGAAAGACTAGAAAGAGTGTGCGATGCTCAACTCAATGAGTTGGATCACCGTGACGTGATAATCGCAGAACTGGCAGCGGCATTGCGCGAAATTAGCCAAGTACGCGGACTTAGCGGCGATCCGCATACAGGCGATCAAATGGTATCGATCGCTCGCGCCGCTCTTGCCAAGACTGAATCATGAACACCAATCAGGAGCCAACCATGAGCGCAGTTCCTCGGATTCGATGCGGCGGATGCGGGCAATATCCAGACGAAGGACACTCAAAAGGCTGCGCCATACAAGCCATCGCTGAGCGTGAGCAACAGGCCGCAAGAAGGAACCTGTCGCCGCTAACGTCAGACGAAGAAAGGGAATTGATGGTGCTGCGCTCATGGACATCGCGCACCAAGAGCCAAGAGGCGCGCTATTGGGATTTGAAGTCTCGCTGGGAACGGCATAATTCCGTGCCTTTTTCTGCTGTGGATGATGCCTACGAGCAAGGGCACCACGACGGATTCCAAGCCGGCTACAGGCAGGGGGTGCTGGACCGAGGGAACCCGTCATGAAGCCGCGTTCCGACTGCCCGAATCTGCGGCACAACCCGCTGTGTCCGGGCACAAGCCATTGCCCGATCTGCGCTCCGTCCCGTTTTTTGTCGTTGCCCAACATTCCTCGCATGAGACAGCCGAAGGGCCAATGGCCGCTCGCCGACAAGGAATCATTGGATTCACACATTGACGGAGTTGTGTCCAGTCCTATGAACAGCAGCGAAAAAGAGTTTCTTGGAGACACAAACATGAGTCCGTATACCTGTCTAGACTGTGGCAAGGAATATCGCACAGAATTAGCACTGTGCGGCCATCTATGTGCTTTCAAGGGGAGGACCATCCCCACCGATGCCGAACTCTCGCAAGCCTACGAGCAGGGCTACGCGGATGGGCGGAAGAGCATGGCTCCCCGGCAACTATGGGTGGGTCCTGCTACAAACCTTGTCCTGCTGGCAGAGTTAGCAGAGTTACTCAAACACGCGGCTCCGTGGGTCGAGTATGACCCTGCCGGAGAATTTGGCGCCAGTGTAAGCGCCGCACTAGCCAAGCTAGAGCCACCGCCACCACCAACCAAGGGAGAATGACATGACCAAGCCTACCCGCACGACCGCCGCCCTAGCCCGTGATATCCCCGGACCAGACGAGCTAGCGGGTCGCTACGGACTAACCGAGCTATGAGCGTGGATCGCCCGGCGCGTGGGGTACTACCGGACGAGCCTGTAGCGCGCGAAGCGACTGTAAACCCCCGACTGCGCCTTAAACCCCACTAGCTCCGTGGTGATATTGTGCCCGGCTCGTCTAAGGTCGTCGATCACGCTGGCGAGCCGGGTAATCCCGAACCGCCGTATCGCCTCCATGCTCTCCAGCGAGCGGCCACCCTGCATAAAGGCGAGGACGCGCGCGGTCTGGCTGGCGTCGTGGTGACGCTTACTTACCACGCGATCCTGCGCTTCACCCACTCCCCGATGGTCTGTCCCGACTCGACTACGCTGCGAAGATTCCATCCCAACTGATCTAGCTCCTCCTCTGTCCATGTCGGCACCCCTAGGGTTTCGGTAACGGAATTGCATCAAGCATCTGTACTACGGCTGCGTGGATGCTTCCAAATACAGCCAGCGCCTCGTCTACATTCTTCAAAATGTATTCTGGATGAATTACTGGGTTGCGATACAAGTCTCTAATATCCCGCAACGCCGCTTTCACCTTTGGTGATCCTTTGCGCGATTTGCCCAAGGCCCGCAAGTAATCAGAAACGGTTTTGTTTCCCGGGTGGGGGCGTCCCGGCAAGATTGCTTCCCAATACTTGCGAAGGACCGATTCGTTTAGGCGATGAAAATGAAAGGCCGCTGCGGTAGGTAATTCAAACGCGAGACAACGCATCCCTAATGCCGCATCTGCAATTGCGTCCGGAACCTTCTGTGCCATGTTAGGCGGGAACAACGCCTCGCCAGCGCTAATGAGGGCCCATAGATCGTAGCCCCGCTTTGGCGTAACTAAGAAAAGTGGAGTAAGGCCAAGTTCCGCCTGCAATACCGTCTCAAATTCAGAAAGAGCGTTCGTAATGCGGTACGCGTTCCACGCCCCAATTGCTTCGTTTTTAGTCTCTGGCTTGTCGGCCTCGGCTATGAATTCCGTCAGCAGACCTAGCAAATGCGTAGCCTTTGACCAGCCCGCTCTTGGCCGAAACAGACTATCGTTCACAAACGGTCCTAGCGCGCCACTTGCCACATAAAGCGGCAACCACGCCTGCGACCACGTTGTATTTTCGTTTAAGGCGCGTAGCGGGTGGACAGCCGCCCCCGTCGTGTAAAGGTAGTACCCGTCCACCGGCTGCACGTTTGCCCTCTTTTGGTTGCCGTATCCGAAGGGGATCATCTATCGCCCCCTTGGGTACGGGAAGTCCAATAACGGGCCCCGTTTAGAGCCGCTAGGCGCTTCTGATACTCGCTCATCTTCGGATACGAAATTTTGGCCTGCGTCGATTGTAGGCCGATTCTGACGCCCTGCCGGGGCTTCCTGAAGACTTTTCCGTATGCGTCCCCTGAACTCGCCCCAGCTCTCCCGCGGACGGGCCGTCAGCCCCAGCTTGGCGCCCATTGCCACGGTCGATACTTCGTTTGTCCACCAGCCCGCTACCGCTGCCGGCGCTTTCGGGGATGCGCGCTTGAGCCAATTCTCCATGAACCGGAGCGCGTTGGTAGGGCGCTTGGAGCGCCACTTGGCGAGATAGAGCCCGGCGAGCAGCACTTCGCGCTCGACGTTGGCAAGCGGGTAGCGGTATTGCAGTGTAGCAAGAATATCGGGCGTGAACTCATAGCGCCCGGTCTTGGTGGGGATGTGCATAGGACGACTAATGCAGGGGTAGGGCTCAGAAGCCTGTCCATGCTGCTCCTAGAAAATATGTCCTGCGGTAAAGCCTAATGACCGTGTGACCGTAAAGTCAGGTGGGCCATTCCT